AGCGGGTGTCATTGGAAGCGTTTTGAAAAATCATTGTAATCATTGTTTTACCTTAGTAAGTGTTGTTGTTATGTCCCCCATTATACATACTTATCGGCATTTGTCAATAGGTGTGTGCAGTTATTCTGGGAATATTCTAGAAATAATTGTTTGACGTAAGTTGTTGCTGTGTAAGGGTTTACGTTAACGGGAGGGGGGTGGTGTTTTATCTTCGCGAAAAACCCATCGGTCCCCTTAAAAAAAGGTTAAGGTGGTTGTTACAAAACAAGCGCAGGCTGGTCTGGTGTTTCAGCTAATCCATTACACTCAATAACATTAATTAAGTACACAACATAAGATACCAATGCAAGCTACTCGCTTTGTGTTGATCCGCACAGCACACACTTGTATTGTTTCTTACGTATCAGATAGAAAACCGTCGTCCCGCACTTCTTGCAAGCGGGATAGCCTTTTACTACTTTCTTTGACGATTTCGATTCTTTCTTTTTCATTGCAATTTCCCCATATTCTTATATCCCTCGTTGTCCTACCACATCCGACACATATATTACTTTCATTGAGGCCGCACTTTCGGACACACGGTGACTTAACTGACATGACTTACCTTATTAAATATATCTAAACCCCTAGCTTTTACTCTACCAAGCAAGTATACGCTTGGTCTAGCACTGAGAAAATAACTAGTGAACCACAAACCAGATTACTTGCTTGGATTTAAATCCTGTGGGTGAGAGCTAAACAACTCACGACTTAGAAAATTCTTTCTTAAATCTTCCGTTACCGGAACCTGAATCTGCCAAATGTACTAGGAGCGGGTAACACCTAGGCTCAATTCCTAGCAATCCTAATAAATTTTTATATCTGACTTTCGCCGTCCAAGCGCCACGAACAGGACAAATTTTTTACGTGACTGCGTTATATAAAATTTAAAAATCTTACTTTCCCGGACAAAAATTACTCTTTATCCACCCAATAATAGCAGAATTGCACCTTAAATTACCAATTAATATTCTAATTTTATGCTTTTTCTTGAAAAAATAGCGTTTCGAGTGTATTATAGGTTAAGGAGAACACAAAAATGAAAAAAATGAAATCTATGATGATAACAAAGGCAACCGCAGAAGTAATTCGCGCGGTAAAGTCGGAATTAGAGAAAGAGGATAAACCCCTGAAGGACTTGCTAAATGAAAAAGAAGATGAACACGGCAGTGCTAGCGTCGAGCGAAGCGCAGACGATACCGAAAAGTAGTGACCTACAGCTTGTAGGTGAAAATACTGGCCCTTATGACCTTAAAAACCAAGACGATAACTCTTTTTTCTATAAAATAGTTATTAAAGAGGACCGAGATGTTCTCTATCAAGAATTTGGTGTAGGTTATATCTATAAAGAAGCAAAAAATTCACGACTACACCGTGAAAAGGTTCTCGAAAGCTGGTCAGCCGCCTCTGGGGAAGGAGACAGCAAGAGACCCAAGCGGCTCAAGTCACCAACCGGCAGCCGTATCTTTGTGTCTACCGGAACACCAGCCAGCTATAAGGATATGTTTGTCCACTCAAACTCCGTTTTATGCTGTTCTGAACCAGACAAGCCCCTTTCTGTAGAACTCCAAGACAAAACATTACTAGGTAGACTAGATAATATTATACAATCTATAGATAAATATGAATTATGGTCAATTCTTAGTGAATATGTTGACGATAATTTGATTCCCGCCGTTGGAAGCATCAGATTTAATCCTGTAGACGGTTGTTTCGAGGGGTATAATGGGAAACAATGGCGCACGTTGATGTGGGGTGAAGATGAAAATACCAAATAATTTAACAGAACAGCAAACTTTAGATATAATAACTCGTGTTGTAAATAGAATAGCCCCTAAATATACCTTTTATGGTTACACGATAGACGATATAAAACAAGAATCTTACATAATTTGCCTTAAAGCTCTAGAAAGGTATGACAATAAAAGGCCGCTAGAGAATTTCATCAGTAAGAATCTATCAAACAGACTCAAAAACTTCGTTAGAGACAATTATTTCATTAGTGAATCTAACGAAGACAGAATAAAGGTTCTTCAACCTGCACAATTAGACTACGAAGATTCTATTATTGATGAATACCGGCGATCTAGAGATGAATTTTCTTACTCGCTGGCTGAAGAGAAGATTGACAACGAGGAGCTTAATTCTTTTATTGATATTAATTTACCGGCCTCTATGCGTATGGACTACCTTAAAATGTTAGACAACGTTTATATACCAAAGGCTAGGAAGACGGAGATTATTGAAAAGATACAGGAACTATCACAGGAGTTTGGCTATGAAAAAGGGTAGATTCTCTAAAGAAGAAATACAATATATAGAAGAACACATAAAAACTGAATCTTATACTGATATTGCTTTACACTTAAATAGAGATCCTGATAGTGTAGAGAAACATATTAAGAAAAATTATGGTAAGGGCGCGTCTGCTGAGGAAATCGCGGCATTTGACCTCGAAAACAGGGCGTATTGGCCCGAAATTAAAAATCAATTTACTGACGATGAGCTTAAACTCTTTAGATACCATTGGTCTCGAATCATCTCCCAATTTCGCGATGACGTTATACCTACGGAAGAACTACAAGTTGTTGATCTTATAAAATTAGAATTACTGATGAATCGCTGCCTGAAGTTTAATAAAGATAACATTCAGCAGATATCGGCTCTAGAAGCTCTCATAGCCGAGGAGAGAGCGCGTGACCCAGACCAACAGAATGTAGACCAGATATTTAACATGGAGCGTCAGGTGTCGTCTCTGAAGGCTTCACAAGAGTCTCTAAACAAAGACTACCGCGAATTGCAAACCAAAAAGAACTCGATGCTCAAAGAAATGAAGGCGACCCGTGAGCAACGTGTGAAACGATTAGAGGACAGTAAACAAAGCTTGACGGGCTGGATTGCTTTCCTGATGACCAATCCCGATGTCACAAAGAAATATGGCATGGAGATGGAAAAGATGAAACTTGCTATGGAAAAAGAAAGAGAGAGGCTATCGGACTACCATCAGTATCAAGATGGAATGGTCGATCAACCTTTCTTAAACTCAGACACTCTAAGAAATTAAGGAACAAAATGAAGACAGCTATAATTTTTGGTGTTACAGGACAGGATGGCTCTCACCTTTCAGATCTACTGATTGCAAAAGATTACCAAGTATACGGGGTATCAAGGCGTACTAGCACCCCAAACACGGAACGTATTTCCCATCTAATGAGTAATCCTAAATTCAAATTGCTTGAAGGAGACATTACGGATCAATCTAGCGTTATAAATATATTAAAATGTCACGAAAAAGTAGATGAAGTCTACAATTTAGCAGCACAATCTCATGTTGCGGTATCTTTTAATCAACCGGGGTTGACTTGGGACATCACTGGCAAAGGCTGTTTAAATATATTACAAAGTATGGTAGACCTTCGTATGATAGGCACAAGATTTTACCAAGCTAGTTCTAGTGAGATGTTTGGAAGCAATTATGATATTGAAGTTGGGATGACCGCTGAAAGTAAATACCAAAACGAAGAAACCAAGTTTTTACCGCAAAGCCCATATGCGATAGCTAAATGCGCTGCTCACTATATGACTAGATTGTACAGAGAAGGTTATGGCCTACATGCAAGTGCCGGAATATTATTCAATCACGAAGGACCACGTAGAGGTGAGAATTTTGTAACGAGAAAGATTACCAAGTGGATTGGTGAGTTTGTCAAATGGAACAATCCAACAAACGAGACGGGGGCGATTATAGATATCCCCCAGCAAGACGATGAGAATATGCTTTATAACTCCCTTATGGACGGAGAGGGTTTTCCCAAGCTTCGTCTAGGCAATCTAGACGCATATCGAGACTGGGGATACGCAGGAGATTATTGTGAAGCGATGTGGATGATGTTGCAGCAAGACTGTCCTGATGATTACGTAATTTGTACAGGTGAAACACATACTATCAGAGAATTTTTAAACGTTGCATTTAAAGAGGTTGGTATTGAGGATTGGTCTGACTATGTAGTACAAGATCCAGAGTTTTATAGACCAGCGGAAGTAGATTATTTACGTGGAGACGCTAGTAAAGCAAGCAAGAACTTAGGCTGGACACCTAGACATAGTTTTGAAGACCTTGTTAAAATGATGGTTAAACACGATCTAGAATGAAGATTTATAAAGTTCTTATGGATATGACTTTAGTTGTCGCGAGGTTAAAAAGATTTGACCTAGGTGCTTACAACAGTCCCTCTCCGGTTATTTTTGTAGAAGCAGAAGATCCTGACGGAGCTTGTTATAAAGCATATCATAAATTGAATTTAAAGCTACTAAAAAAAGATCATTCCGTAGAGTCTATAGAGTTTGTAAAGTCTATCATGAATGATATTAGAGTGTTGAAAGTAGAGGTGGCAAGTGAAAAGAAACTATGATGACCCAGTTTATAAAGACTGGAGGATTAAAGTATATAAAAGAGATAAATTTACATGCCAGATGCCGGGGTGTAAAAAAAAGACATCACTACAAGCACACCATATACAAAAATGGGCTAACGCCTCTATGTTGAGATACGATGTTGATAACGGTATAACACTTTGCAGGAAGTGTCACAATGAAGTTACTGGTAATGAACACCATTATCAAGCATTATTTCGAGACATACTAAGGAAGAAAAATGGCTAAATATAAAAAAGCTCCTCAGTACACAGTAGTTAGAGACACGAGGGAACAAAAAGGTTACTTTTTCAAAAAATTCAACACTTGTAATGGCACTATCCAAAAAAAGTTAGACACAGGTGATTATTCTATTCTAGGCATGGAGGATAAAGTTTGCATAGAAAGAAAAGCTAGCGCTTCAGAACTAGCTATTAATTTAGGTAAAGGTAAATTCGCCTTTTTAAATGAAATAGAAAGAATGAGAGACTATGAACATAAATACATAGTTTGCGAATTTTCTATGGAAGATCTTATGAAATTTCCAGAAGGCGCTAAAGTCCCCAAGGAATTAAAAACCAAAGTTAAGATCACCGGAAAATACATGTTGAGATGCTTGATGGAATTTGCAGTATTTTATGATGTTCATGTTTTTTTTGCTGGTTCAGAAAGAGGTGCATTTGATTTAATTAGCAGTCTACTAAAAAGAATCAATGAGAAACACACTGTAGGGCAATTAAGATGACAAACATAAGAGATAGTGTTGGTGAGATTCATTCTTACAATATAGATGTAAAAAACAGAGAAATATACATAAATGAGTTCGATGACTCAGGAGAGTCTGCCGGTGTAGACCACAGGATGCTCCAAAACTTTATTAAAAATATAAACATACTAAAGAATCTTAGTAAAGATCCAATCACAATACACATGCAGACAGTAGGCGGTTGCTGGTATTCTGGTATGGGTATATACGATGCAATCAAAAATTGCAAATGTAAGACCACTTTTATTGGTTATGGTCAGTTATGTTCTATGGGTACTGTTATTATACAAGCTGCAACAAGACGCTTAGTTACTGACAACTCTGCATTTATGGTGCATTGGGGTAGCAGCGAAATAAGTGGACATTATTTAACCACGCAAAACCTAGCTGACTTTGAAAAATATATTGCGCAACAAATGATAGAAATATATGCAGAAAGATGTCAAAAAGGAGAATATTTTAAAGAACGTCAGAACAACCTATCTAAAACTAAATCATACATAAAAAGAAAACTAGGAGGTGGCGACTGGTACATGACAGCAGATGAAGCTGTGTATTACGGATTCGTCGATGGAATTTATAAATGAATAAAAAATTAAAACAAATAGATGAAGCTTGGCTAAACATTGATGTATCAGAAAGTGAACTCTTTAATCCTATGGGTTTATTAAAAAGTTCTGATGATGAATTTCATTTAAAACTAACTTGGCTTATGACTAGACCAGAGTATTTTTCCTTTCTGGTCAAAAACATATTTAACATCACTTTACTTCCCTCTCAAGCTCTTATATTAGCTGAACTATGGAACCGTAAGTTTCCGATGCTTATAGCTAGTCGTGGTTTTGGTAAATCCTTCATGTTATCTCTTTACGCCATGCTTAGGGCTGTACTAATACCCCAGAGAAAAGTTGTTGTTGTCGGCGCTGCATTTAGACAGTCTAAAGTTCTTTTTGAGTACATGGAGACAATATGGAACAATTCTCCAATTCTAAGGGATATATGCGATGGAAACTCTGGCCCACGTAGAGATGTTGATCGTTGCGTTATGCGGATTAACGATTCTCGCGTTACTTGCCTACCTCTTGGCGACGGACAAAAAATTAGAGGTCAAAGAGCTAATGATATTATCTCTGACGAATTTGCTTCTATTCCTCGCGATATCTTTGAGACTGTTGTGGCAGGTTTTGCTGCTGTAAGTTCAGACCCTATTGAGAACGTTAAAAGGTTAGCTAGAGAGAAAAAAGCAGTAGAACTAGGAGTAGAAATAAATAGCTCCGACGAGGCGCAAATCGAAACGAAAGACAACCAAATTATCCTTAGCGGCACTGCTTATTACGACTTCAACCATTTTGCCGACTACTGGAAAAGATGGAAGACGATAATTAAAAGTGGCGGAAATGAAAATAAACTCAGAGATCTTTTTGGTGGCGACGAAGTTCCTAAAAACTTTGACTGGACAGAATACTCTATTATGAGAATACCTTATGAACTTCTACCAGAAGGCTTTATGGATGCCTCACAGGTCGCTAGGTCTAAAGCGACCGTTCATGCTGGTATATATCAAATGGAGTTTGGGGCGGTCTTTACGCGCGACTCAGAGGGTTTCTTCAAGAGATCTCTCATTGAGTCTTGTGTATCTAACGACAAAGAGCCAATGAAAGACTCCAAGGGTAATGACATCATCTTTGAAGCAAAGCTAATTGGAGATCCAAAAAAGCAGTATGTATTTGGTGTTGACCCCGCATCTGAAGTTGATAATTTTAGCATTATTGTTTTAGAACTTGCAGAAGATCACAGAAAAATTGTACACTGTTGGACAACAACAAGATCAGAACATAAAGAAAAAATAAAAAGAGGCTTTTCTACAGAAAGAGACTTCTATTCGTACTGTGCAAGAAAAATTAGAGACTTAATGAAACTTTTTCCTTGCGTACATATTGCAATGGACGCTCAAGGTGGCGGTATTGCTGTTATGGAATCTTTACATGATGACGATAAAATCCAAGATGGCGAAATGGCTATATGGCCCGTCATTGACGAAGACAAACCAAAAGACACTGACGACGAACGAGGATTACATATTCTGGAAATGTGCCAGTTTGCAAAGTACGATTGGCTAGCAGAGGCTAATCACGGACTCAGAAAAGATTTTGAGGACAAAGCCATTCTATTTCCAATGTTTGACTCTGCGGGTCTAGGTCTAGCTAGTATTGATGATAATATTAAAGGTAGAATGTATGACACATTAGAAGAGTGTGTTATGGATATTGAGGAATTAAAAGATGAATTATCTATGATTCAAATGACTCAGACATCAAGTGGTCGAGACAGATGGGACACACCAGAGATTATTGTTGGTGCTGGTAAGAAATCTAAAATGAGAAAGGATAGGTATTCTGCTCTTATAATGGCAAACATGGCGGCTAGGATTATATCTAGAACAAGAACCCCAGAAGAATATCAATTTTTTGGTGGATTTGCTTCATCCTTACCTTCGGACTCCAAACAAAAAGATAAAGGTAAATTATTTACTGGTCCTAACTGGTTCACCCAAAATATGAATGATATTTATTAATCTGTGTATAATATAACACCAATTGAATTACATTCCAACTATACTCTAAAGGGTGAAAATGTCCGATACCAATAAGAATCTCATCACTTGGGATGACGAGACCTCTAAAGCCATAGCTATGGATAGACACGCTGAGTCTATAGATAATTATGCAGGAATTTCAAAAGGTAGCAGTTCCTTTAGAGATTTTAAGGATATTGAACCAAACCGGTCTGTTAGACCCGGATTTACTGGAAACGATTATTATGCATTTCGTCCAGATGAACAAGTACCACAAAGAAAAAAACGCGCCATTAAAATGTGTATGGACGCATATGACAAAGTTGGGATTGTGCGGAATGTTATTGACTTGATGGGTGATTTTGGCTGCCAAGGCGTTAATATTGTTCACGAAAATAAAAGCGTTGAAAAATTCTACCAACAGTGGTTTAAAAAAATCAACGGAAAAGAAAGATCAGAGCGATTCCTAAATCTCCTCTATAGAGCCGGTCAAGTTTTTGCTTACAGAAGTTATGCCACAGTAACCCCTGAAATTACTAAGTACATCAAATCTATGGCTAGTGATATAGTTGTTCAGATGCCAGAGTTTGAGAAAAACCAAGTTCCTTGGAGATACAATTTTTTCAACCCTCTACAGATTGATATTAAAGATGAAAAGATTAATCTGTTTGTAGGCAGGAAAGATTTTCAAATCAATCCAACTTCGTTTATTGATAACTTTAAAGATGGATCAATACCAGCACATGTAATAGAAACATTACCTCCAGATGTTAAAAATAAGATACAAAAGGGTGATAGAAAAATAGACTTAGATCCAGATAGAATCTGTGTTCATTATTACAAAAAGGATGACTGGACTAACTGGGCAAACCCTTTAATTTACGCAATTCTAGATGATATCATAATGCTTGAGAAGATGCGCCTTGCCGACTTGTCTGCTTTAGATGGAGCAATTTCTAATATCAGATTATGGACGCTTGGAAATCTAGATCATAAGATTCTACCCAATAAAGCAGCTATTAATAAATTAAGAGACATCTTATCTAGTAATGTTGGTGGAGGTACTATGGAATTAGTTTGGGGTCCAGAACTTTCTTACACAGAGTCAAATAGTCAAGTATACAAGTTTTTAGGTTCTGAAAAGTACAACTCTGTCCTAAATAGCATTTACGCTGGTCTAGGTGTTCCTCCTACGCTTACGGGAATGGCAGGTAATGGTGGTGGGTTTACAAATAACTTTATATCCCTTAAAACTCTTGTTGAAAGATTGCAATACGGTAGAGATCAACTAACCGCATTCTGGGAGAAGGAATGTGAAATAGTGCGGAAGGCAATGGGTTTCAGAAAGTCTCCACACATAATGTACGATCAAATGAGTCTATCTGACGAGTCATCAGAGAAAAATCTTTTAATACAATTAGCAGATAGGGATATAATTTCTCACGAGACTGTTCTTGAAAGATTTAAAGAAGTTCCATCTGTAGAAAAAATGAGACTAAAAAGAGAAGATAAAGCTAGAGAGGGTGAAAGATTACCAGAAAAAGCTAGCCCATTCCACAACCCAAACAAAGGTTTTGAGATAGAGAAAATGGAAAAGCAAGGTGAAATTAATGAAAAAGTCGCTGAAACAAAAGAAAAACAAAAACCAACTAATCCTGCCGGTAGACCGCAAAATAGCTTAGATGATGGACCAAGAAAGAAACGAACAGAAACCCCAAGGTCTACTCCGGGGGTTGCTGACTTGTTTAATTGGGCGAACGATCAATACGATATCATATCTAAAGTTGTAAATGAGGCATACTTATCGACAAACAACAAGAAGAGCATGAGGAATCTCACTAAGGCTGACGTAGCTGAACTAGAGGGTATTAAATTAGATATTCTTTATAACATAAAGTTAATGAGCGATAACGGACCTCAAGAAATCGTAGATTGCTTAGATAGCAATAAAAAAATACCCCAAAAGATCGAAGCTAGCTTAAAATCTCAAAATATATCACCCATTTCTCTGAGCCTAGTGGACTATCAAAGAAGGGCTATTTCTACATTTGTAGAATACTCTTTGGGTAGATAATTCTAGTTTTTTTAAAAAAACATTTTTTTTGTGTATTACTTATTTAGAGGTGATATATGACGATACAAATATTCCAAAATGAAATAAATGACGGTATTGGCGAACTCGTTAAGAGTAGCGCCAGTGTTGCGTACTGCTCTGAGGCCGTTAAGTCCGAATCTTTTACTATCCCAAACAAAACTTGGGCTAAGGAGATAAACGACTTTATGCACTCAGAAGCAGCGACTAAAGATCAATTAGACTTATATTACTTAGAGTCTGTTTTGGTTTCATGCGGTTGGAACAAGAATGACGACGTGTTTCTGGCAAATGCTACGTGGCAAGCAAGAGATACGCCAGAAGATAAACAATTCAATTATATGCACGATGAAGATGATATTATTGGGCATATTACTGGTAGTTATGTGTTAGGCAAAGATGGTAAAGCTGTCGCAAATGACGGTGAAATGCCAGAAGACTTTGATATAATTACTCAAGCGGTCCTATACAATAGTTGGACCAAAGATGAAAACAGAGAAAGGATGGAGAAAATAATCTCCGAAATAGAGGATGGTAAATGGTACGTTTCGATGGAGTGTCTGTTTGCCGGTTTCGATTATGCCTTGGGTAACGAAAACGGTGTAGCAAAGATTTTAGCTAGAGATGAAGCATCTTCATTTTTAACTAAACATCTTAGGGCTTACGGTGGCTCTGGTGAATACGAGGGCTACAAGATAGGCCGCGCATTGAAAAATATCGCTTTCTCTGGAAAAGGTTTAGTTTCTAAACCTGCCAACCCAAGAAGTGTAATCTTAAAATCTGTAGCATTTGATATAGATGAAAATTCCAATTTCGATATAGGAGAACTCACTATGAGCGAAAATCTTTTGGAGAAGCAACTGGCTGATGTTCAGTCAGCACTCGCTTCTGCTAAAGCTGAGAATGAAGCAATTAAGGCACAAATCGAAGAAGCAAAAGATAAAGAATTTGCTTCCAAGGTTGAGGCTTTTGAAGCTGACATCGAGGCTAGAGACAACAGCATTGCTGAACTAGAAGAAAGCATCAAAAGCAGTCAAGCTAAAGTTGCTGAACTAGAAGACGCTCTTGCTAAATCACAAGACGATCTTTCTGTTGCCATGAAAGAAATGGACGACATGAAGAAAAAAGCAAAAGTAGAAAAAAGAATGGCTGCTCTTGTAGAAGCTGGTTTTGAACAAGACGATCTTGAAGAGACACTAGCTGCTCTTGAAGTGCTTGGCGATGAAGCTTTTGACGTTGTAGTTGCTAAGATGAAACCAAAAGCAGACATGCATGGCGACAAGAAGAAGAAGAAAGAAGATGAAGCTGAAGCAGCAATGCCTCCAGCGCTAAAAGAAGCGATTGAAAAGAAGAAAAAAGAAAAAGAAGCTAAAGCTGATGAAGAAGAAGCTGAAGCAGAGGTCACTCCTGAGCTTGTTGAAGACTTGGAAACAAGTGAAGCAGCTTTGGTTGATCAAACAGAAGTTGCTGACGAGCGTGAAAGCGCAAGGGCTGGCATTTCTGACTGGCTTTCCAAGAACGTACTCTCAACTAAGTAATTTATAGGAGAATTTAACTATGGCTCTCAAATCTGATAGATATGAAGAATCAACCGATATCAGTTTCTTTTATGTCGGTGGTACTGGTACAAGAGGCGGTGTAGTTTGTCTTGACGAACTTAGCGCTTCTGGTGCTGCTCTAGATCAAGGTGATAACACCGTTCTTTATAAGGCTGCTGGCGACACTAGCGTTGCTGTTGGTATCCTTCTTAATGACGTTGTTAATAAAGACCTCACACGTACCCATCTTAATCAATATAAAGATGAAGTACAAAAGGGTGGTAAAGTTACTGTCTTGACTCGTGGTTGGGTCGTAACTAATAATGTTGATGGAACTCCCGGTCCCGGAGATATGGCATACGCTTCAAACGCAGTTGCTGGTAACATTGCAACTAGCGCAGCTAATGCCGCTCAATCTGGAGCCTTGTCTCTTGGTCGCTTTATGTCCGCCAAGGATGCAGACGGCTATGCCAAGGTTTACATCAATCTTCCTAATCACGGCGCTTAGTCATAACTCTAAAGGAGAATAAATACAATGTCATATACTGAAAGACCAAGTGAAGAATTTATTTCTTTGCTACGTAAGTGCGGTGATAGCCACACCGAAACCGCAATGGCAGCGCAGAGAGAGTTTGCACAAGCTCTTGAGCTTCCACTCCGTAAGGGAGTTTTGGTTGGCAATATTCTCGGAAATATTTTCGAGACCATTAATGTCGAGCCGGGAGGAAGCACAGAATATCCTTTGGATCTTCTTGCACCCGGAACTGAAGGTGAACACGTAGCTTACACCAATCCCGGTCACGGTCGTGTTCCTGAACGTGCGGTTGAAAGCGATTACGTCATGATTCCAACTTATAGCATTGCAAGTAGCATCGACTTCTTGCTTCGATATGCTCGTGAAGCTCGTTGGGACATCACTGCTCGCGCTATGCAAGTCCTTGAGACTGGATTTGTTAAAAAGATGAACGACGACGGGTGGCACACTCTGCTGGCCGCTGGTGTTGATCGTAACATCTTGGTTTACGACGGTGACGCAACTGCTGGTATGTTCTCCAAGAGACTTGTCAGCTTGATGCAAACCGTCATGCGTCGTAATGCTGGTGGTAACACCGCAAGTGGCAATCGTGGTCGTCTTACTGACCTCTACGTGTCTCCAGAAGCACTTGAAGATGTGCGTAACTGGGGTCTGGATCAAGTTTCTGACGCTGTTAGAACTCAGATCTACAACGCTGGTGAAGGTGGCGCTCCAATCACCAATATCTTTGGTGTAAACCTTCGCGATCTTGATGAGCTTGGCGAAGGTCAAGAGTATCAGTCGTTCTTTGAGGACGGTCTTGGTGGCTCTGTTGAGTCTAGCGACCTTGAGTTGGTTGTTGGTCTTGATCAGGGCGCAAACGATAGCTTCGTTATGCCAATGAAGCAGCAAGTTTCTATTCACGAAGACCCTACTCTTCACAGACAGCAAAGAGTTGGTTGGTACGGTTTCGCAGAACTCGGATTCGGTGTTCTTGATAATCGTCGTATCATTCTCGGTAGCTTCTAATTTATTAGATTATTCTAATATTATAATGGAAAGCCATTCCGATTGGAGTGGCTTTCTTTTTTTATATGGTTAGCTCGGAATTGTGTATAATATAACACACCGTGTAAATCAGGACTTCTAATTAGGAGCAAAAAATGGCAGACTTATCAGATTATTTAGAATCTGGATTGATAAACCACGTATTCAGAGGTGGGACTTTTGCAAAACCCGGAAATATTACTATTGCATTAACAAGTGGTGAGATTCCCGAAAACGCTACTGGCGCAAATTTGCCAGAACTTCCCTACCGCTATACCAACGGCACACTTACTGGATATGACAGAATAAACCTTGGAGATCCCGCAATTTCAGGTAATGTAAACTGGAAGTTTGATGCTGATGTTTATGCAGCAAGCGGTGGGGTTATTAAAAATTGTTTTCAACTTATTTGGGATTCTGCGGCACAAGAAAGTGCTGGAAGCTCCTATGGGTGGGGCTGGGTTTCTGGGATAGCTATTGTAGACGACAACGACATCGGGGAAGGAAACGTCCTGATGAAAGCCACTCTTGATAATCCAAGAGAAGTTTTCGCTGGAGATACATTGCTATTTAACTCAGAACAACTCATAATCTCATTTAAGTAACTATGACTATCAGAACTAAGTCCGAATTTCTGGAGTATCTTGAAAATATACTACCAGACAATACCAGTAGGTTGATATCTCCCGGAGATTTAAGGTCAGTATTTACTGATCTTGCTGACTCTTTGGGTATTATATTGGATGATACCCTCTTAACATCACTAAATTTTAGTTCTGATGAAACAAGAACTACAATTGCTGGTGATAATGCGCTTTCTCAAATTTCTTTGGCTAATAGGTCTTCTATTGACAACTCTGCTTTTGGTTATAAAGCATTAAGTATTAACTATACTGGCTCTAGAAATACTGCACTGGGTTCATTAACTCTAGCTTGCAATTCTTTTGGTTCTGATAATGTTGCTGTTGGTTACAATGCGCTAGGCTCAAACACGGTAGGGTCTGGAAATGTATCAGTAGGTAGTTATTCTTTAGTTGAAAACGCTAGAGGTGATTTTAATATAGCTATTGGTCATGGTGCTGCTTACTATGTAGATGATAATTCTAATCTTAAATTTTATCTAGGTGCTTACCCTCAAGCTTCTGGTGGTTGTGACCAGACTCTCAACGAAAGCGGAGTACCTCCTTTACTGTATGGTGACTTATCTTCTAGACAGTTGGGTGTTGGTACAGATATATTTGTAGATGGTGATGTTGGATTAGCCGTAAGTGGTGATTTATTGCCAGCTAGCGGTCAAACATTTAGTATCGGTGCGTCTGGTTATGAATGGGATGCTGCATTTAGAAACGTAACAGTTGCTGGCACAATTGATGTCCCATTAGCTTGGTCTTTTGCTTTAGCTGATAAATTTGGAACTTCTGGCGTCATAGATAAAGATGATGTTGTGATGCTTAGTGGTGTTAGTGGTATAGATACAATCTATTTCCATGACCAAATTGCAAATAAAAGAGTTATGGAAATTTCTGCATACCCAATATCTGGTTGGGTTAGCGGGCAGTTATCAAATATAGAAAGCGACATTGTTGCAATAAGCGGCAAGCATGGTCAGTTACTTTCTCTCAGTGGTCAACTTGATAATGTAAGTGGATGGACACTATATAACTTCAACAATAGAATTTATCCAGAGTTACTTGAGATTACCGGTGTTAACGGTATAATTAATTCTGTTAGTGGTTGGGCAGATTACAATCTTAATGAAATTAGTGGTTACAACGGTTTACTAAATCAAATTAGCGGTATTGATAATGGTAAAATATATCAAATTAGTGGATGGTCAAGAGATGAAATAACTTCTGTTTCTGGTCTTGATCGCAGACAAGATGGTTCTGTATATGGATTGTCTGGAGTCTTAGGTAGCCATCCAAATGGCTTAATATATTTAGCTAGCGGTTGGAATAAAGCTTACACCGACAGTAAAATAGTAGAAGCTGGTGGGTTTGCCTTTTGGGAAATAGAAGGGGAACACGGCGCTTCAGGCATGGTCCATCATGCTGATACACTTATGATAAGTGGTATTAGTGGCATTGAAACCAGAATGATTACAGACGAAGGCGCTGGAGGCACAAGTTTTTATAATTTGGCTATTTCCGCAGCACCTGTTTCTGGTTGGGCTAGTGGTTATATCAAACAGGAAATCGGTATTAATTCAGGATACCTTGCGTCTCAAATAACAGCTAGCGCTGTTTTAATAAGCGGCTGGGCTAGCGCTATTGCGGCATCAGAAGCAGATGATGCATACGATTTATCTTATACAAATTTTGCTAATGGTTCGGGCTGGACTGAATATAGTCTAAATCAATTGTCTGGTGCTTTACCAAGCCGTTGGGGTGGTCCTAGCGGTTTGATTTGGGCGGCTAGTGGTTGGGCTTCCGACAATTTAACTCAAATATCTGGAGTTAATGGTCAACTAGACAATGTTAGTGGATACCTTAAAGATTATTTAGATGATAAAGTAATACAAGCTGGCTCTTATGTTTTCTGGGAAATTGAAGACACTCACGGTGGGTCCGGTCAGGTAGAACATTCTGATACATTAATAGTAAGTGGTGTTAGCGGAATAAGAGTAGAGTTAGGTCTGGGTGAAGATAGCGTTGATACAGGCTATCGACTTGATATATCTGCTGCTCCTTTGTCTGGATACATTAGCGACCGGTTTAATGTTGTCTCTGGTGTTATAGAAGATATTTCTGGCGTTGGTGGCTTTGTTTCTGGTCAAGTTCTTGATGCAATTAAAGTTGCTGTAAACCAAATTGACGATATCGCTAGCGCATTAGATAGTTCTCTGGTTGGTACTCTTACTGAAACTTATTTTGAGCCATTTGCTGAAGATTTTGTTGAGATATCTGGTAAGGGTGGTATTATAGATCAAGTTAGCGGGTGGACTGAAAATTATATAGAAGCAGTTAGTGGTTTTAATCAAGGTTATACCACTAATGTTAGCGGCTGGGCTGGTGGTTACGTTCTTGAACAAATTAGTAATATAAGTTTTCCAGATGGTCAAGATCAATATGTGGCTTGGTTTGCAGAGGCTGATTCAGGGCCGTCTCAATCTGTAGGTCCAAACAAAAGAGTTAAATATATTGGTAAAGATGGAATATCTACAACGGTTAGAAATAATGCCGGTATTAACGAGGTAGATTTTTCAGCACTTGCTATAACTGAAGATTTAAATGAGATTAGCGGTGTTGATGGACTCATTGATCAGAAGATTAAAGAAGCTGGAGGTCAAGGTGATCTATATGTCTGGAATATTGATGACGGAATAAATACATCCCAGATTGGCGGTGGAGATAATGTTCTGTTCTCCGGTATTTCCGGTATTTCTGTTTTCGTAGAGCAAGATGTAGATCAAGTATTAATATCCGCAGAAGGTGTTCAGTCTGCACTTGATACGCTTGAAGACAGAGTTAATTGCCTTGTCAATGTAAATTGCCCAGAGTCTTCATCAGAAAGCGCTCAAAATGTTAGTGGATGGGCGTTTAGTAACTTTAACACTTTAAGTGGCCTTGATCCAACAATATATGGCACACAAGGTTTAATCTGGAGTGTTAGTGGAAGAATAGACGCAAAACTAATTGAATCAAACCAGTATGACTACTGGGACGCTACGGATGGTGCAGCCACAGCAGAAATACGAAACACCGAAACTGTCAAAATTCACGGTGTTAGTGGAGTAGGAGTTTCTTTAGATGCTGTCAACAATACATTTAGAGTTGAGGCTGGCGCACTTTCTGGTTTAGCTGTTCACGGATTACTTGCAATATCTGGTGTAGGTGGGGTTATAGATCAGAGATTAAGCGACACAGACAGAGGAATTTTAGGTCAAGCGAAATTCTTCACTAGACAACAACTTAATATTGTCTCTGGGGTAAAAGATGGAACACTAGCTAAAGTTAGTGGATACTTTGAAAATGTATTACTAAATGAAATTTCTGGAGTAGACACTGGACTTATTCACGCAGCTAGTGGTTGGAACGAGAATTATACTCATCAAGTTAGCGGTTGGGCAGATTATAATCTTAATGCTGTTTCTGGTTTAGACGGTGTAACAGATAATATTAGTGGTTATTTTGCAGACGAGTTGTTGGCGGTTTCTGGTGTGGGCGGATTGATAGATTCTGTAAGTGGCTGGACTAATTACAACCTTGATGTTATCTATGAAGATCTTGTAGAAATATCAGGTGTCGGTGGCTTAATTGATTCAGTAGAGTCAAATACCTATCGTGCTGCAAGTGGTATCGAACTTTCAACTGATAATACCTTCATTACTGCTGGTAGTGGACGTTTTGATAAAGTTATTTTAAGCAGAAGGGTTGATATTTCAGATCCGTCCGGTCAAGTTGTTGCTAATACTGGTTCTTATCACGACATTGTAAACGCTAGCGGTTATTTAATTGTTCCACGTTATAATACGCTTGAAGGATTAAAAACCACGCTAACTCCTTCGCCAGCAAACTCTGGTGCTATTGTTTTTGCAAACGATAGACCTTACCAATCTGAAGGATATAATTGGTCTAAACCAGTTATGATTGAAGGCATATTGGTAGATAAAATCACTAACCCATCTGACTATAGTAATCCAACCAGCGGTAGGTTAACAGTTAAAAGCGATCTGTTTGCTGACGCATACGAAGAGTATGTTACAAATAGAGACTTTTTCCTTCAGATAAGCGGCGGGCTTTTCTGTGTTGCATCACTTGTCAATGGAGAATACAGACCTACATATGCTTCTTGTAGCGGTACTTAATAAAGGAGAGGAAAATGGCTAGCGCGGGCCTAAGATGCTGTTGCACACCGCCTCCTAACGCAAAGGAGCTTGGTGCTTGCTGTTATACAGAAGAAGTATTTGGAATACTCTATCCTAGATGTACTCCCTCTTTAACTGAAGAGCAGTGTGCTGGTTCTGAGTATCCAAATGCGGCGTTTAGTGCTGGACTACCTTGTGGCAATCGTGTTGATTGTGCTATAGATATATTTGATGTCGATGGTCCAAAAGCAATTAAAAAAGTATTTACACCAAAAAGTAGATACAACTCTTATCTCAGAGATATTCAGTATTTTTCTCCGGGGATTCAATTTGACAATCCATCACTTCGCAATCTGTTCAATAACAATAAATTTGATTATCGGCATAAAATAAAATTAAACTATGGCACTGATACGACCGATGGAAAAGGAATATACCCGGATCATTTAGGAAATGGAGGGTACGATAATAACATTAACACAGTTTTTGAAAGCTACCCACGACATGATCCAGTCAATTACTTTTATTTTGTAACCAATGATAATACATTATATCTATGCATAACACTTGATAATATTCATCAACAAAAACTTACTCAGAGATCAGGCTACCTCGGTGGTCTTCTAGCCGCAGAATACATTAATCATCAGACTAGAATATTTCCAATTCAAGATGATTTTAGCTTAGAAGATAAAGAAAATATTACAGCAAGCGACAACTTTGAAGATATACCAATGCTTTTTTGGACTGAGAAAAGTAACGGTAAAATTAGTTCTTCTCTTGGTAGTATTTATTACTCCTATGGTCCATTTTGGAGTGCTGGCGCAAAAGAATTTGAGTATATTGATGGATTTTCGCGTGTAAGGTTTTTAGCTTATGATTATTATGATAATATAGAATTTTTATACCATCACCTCACTGGTACTAGATTCTCTAAGTTGTCTTCTAAATACGGCGGTAGAATCACAGCAATAACAACGGGTGGTAGAATTGTCCAAGGGGGTAGTTACCAAGCTGGGGCAGCGGTAAGCTATAAGCCAGATGGCGGAACCGGTCTCGTTACCGACATTCAACTTGAAACAACAGGTTTAAAATTTATTCCACGAAAACGAGATGTGTCTAGCGGAAGACCAGCAATAGACATAGAAGATGACCAAGCGGCTGCTCGCGAGCGACTTGAGTCTTATGATGATAATACTAAACTGGACCAAAAAGGTATATATGGTTCAATTTATGAACAGCAGGTGATCGGCAGGCTTAATCTCCGAAAAATTAAATTTTATAACTCAGACAGGGCTGATATTCGTCGTAGTACAATGAATAGCATTAGGGGTGCTATAAAAATAGAAGAAAATTTCTATGCAACTGCGGTTCTTACGGGGGGAGGTAGCATCTCAACTTGGGGTAATCCTAAGTATGGCGGTGATGATTATTTTAATTCTGTACAGAGAATCAGATCGGGAACATCAGGATATTCATACACAAATTTTTTAATTCTTAATTCTAAAAACCAAGAAACCGAAAGTTCTGTTGACTATGTAGAATTACTGCCTATGGGAAGAGGGTTTTTAGGATTCAAAACTTGGGATGGATCTAATAACAATGTAACATTGTTTGGTTTTTTTGATATGAATCAAAATTCGGATGAAGCTTTTGCTGATTACGAAAACTTTATATCAAACGGAAAAAGGTACGAACCTTCTGATGCTGTTTTATTAAATGACGGAGGAGTAATATTAAAAGCTTTTGGTGAAGATAATTACACAATCGTTGGGGGTCAAAACGGTCACTTGGCGATTCAAGGAAGTTTTAGTGCGCCATCCGCTGGGCTTACTATAAAAAAAGCACTTTGCGCTTGGCAAATACAACGCCGGGAAACAAGTTGTTATCTAGTATTATGGAGCAACGGAACACTTCAGACGATATCATTCGATCCGACATATCTTCCAAATAGGGCCGACGACCCATCTAGAGGGTTAAGTACTAATACCTTCCAGTATGGTTGGGCGAAGTGGTTCGACGAAGAAGTTCCAGAAAATAGAACCAGAACATTCACAGGCGTCAGAGATATATTCTTGGTAAATCAAAGCTATGGATTCGGTTATATTTTAGAAAATGATGATGCAGATGGTTACAATACAATTCTAATCCTTAAAAGAGGTAGTCGTTATAATAGATCTGAAGATAGACGTGAATTTTATAACGAATCAGTGCCTGATACTGGCGATAACTCATTTGGATCAAGTACTCCACCGTTAAAAATTTTCCGAGATGGTTTTAATATGGATTATGAAGCCGCTAGGAACTCAGGTGCAGACATACAAGATATAATAACAAATATTTACAAAGCTGGGAGTGTAGACACAGGTTTTACTAGGGTTAGATACAAAAAAATAGATTACGCAACATCTAGCTGTGCAGATCCTTACTCTGGGTATGGTCCAGATATTGATAATTTGCAGGATGATAATTACCCAGCCACCTACTGGCAGGAATTAAATCAAAGATTTTCCGCAGCCTTTTTATACACAAAGCAAAATTTTGATACAGACATTGCAGATGGTGAAAATAATATTATCGGTGTCTACTTTAGATGTCCGAAATATGGTAATGGTGGTCTTGATAGAAATTTTAGAGTATTAACCTATCTTACAAAGAGTACATTCGTTAAGCACACAAGACGTAATCCAGTAGACTCTAAAACTGAAGATGCCGGTACTCCGCTATTTAATTTTGATTACATAAATTTATTTGTAAATCAAAAAGGTCAATTATTAAACGCCCCCGGCATTCAGTATAAAAATGATTCGTACTGGAGTAATGCAGAGCTATTCTTAACCGGGGAAGTTGGTGGAACAGATGTTGACTTTGAAGACTTACCCCTATCCATAAACAATACTCAAACTATTGAGACTTTCGAGAATTGCTCTGATTCTATATGTATAATTTGCGGTGGTACTAGTCATAAGTGCAACGTTGAGACTGGAGAGTGTTTTGATTGTGTACCTGCTGGATCACAAGGTTATCATCTACCTAGTTGTGACGAAGTACCTGACATTTTCCCTTGGTCATTAACCATAAACGGATCTTGTGAATCTAACCCATGCCCTCCAGAATTTACGGCTGGTTGCTGTTGCGCATATTACCAAAGAACACCAGAAGAGCCAGTTTGGTTTTTACAACAGGTAGTTACAATACCAAGAAACGAACTTACGGGCATAGATCAATACATTCAACAAAATGGCTGCTTTGAAAATTCTAGCTTCCAATATTATGATGGATCACCCATCCCCTTTGATGAAATTGAATATACATTCACTCCATTTGATGATAACTTCACAGAACTAAACTGTGGCGCAGAGTTATTTTCTAATGATTTTGTGCAAACTTGTGGTGAAGATTTATTTGACGGATCTAATACTTTTGTTTCTGTTGATAATATAGATTTAAGAGAGCCATGCGATGACGTAGCTGGCAATAGAACAGTAGATATAACCTTTACAAAAAGAGTTCAAGGTTTAAGATGCAAGGTTGATTATAATATACCATCAATAAATTTATTATTACAAGATATTGGTTGTGGTTCTATAAGTAATGATTCCGGCACAATAACATTCTTAGAAGACGAAAACGAAAAAATAATTACTCTTAACATTTGTTGTAAACTAACTGGAACTTTTAACGTTTCTTACACAGTCAGTCCGGTATAATAAAATGACAATATCATCAGGTACAGCCCAATTAAATATAGCATTTTCTTGTGAGTTTTGTTGCTTGCCAGACGGTAGTTTTTTAACAAATCTTTCTAGAGGTGAGTGTGATGAGAGGGATGGTGTTTGTAGCCCAAGGTCAGATTGTGTTAAACATGAAATTGGTTTATGTTGCTATGGCCCTATAGATGCTAATGGTGAAATTAATCAAAATTTTCAGATAAGCGTGGATGGCCTAACTAAGTCTGAGTGTGACAGAAGATCAGTGCAGTTAGGGGGTATATTCTTTAAAACAAAAACTGATTTTAGAATAGGTGAAAATAGTCAAAGTCAACCGTGTGCCAAAAGGAGGACTACAACAACAACCATTGGTCCAAACTCTTGCTCAGAGATTGATGGGTTTTTTCAATGTGATGATAATCTAAGCGCTTGTGAATGGCAGTATATACAGACAGGTTTTGAGACAGCTTGGAAATTAATTCCAAATGCTAACAGGAAAGGTGAATGTAAGATAGATCCTAATAGTTTTATCGGACCTTTAAAAATAGGCCAAAGAAGGTATACTCCATCTTGTTGTACTCCAGAGCAAACTACCACTACTACCACTACTACTACTACGACAACCACTACAACGCCCGCCCCAACCTGCGATTCAGAATGTGAATCAAAATTTGCTATGTCCGCAACCTATGAGTGGGATTATGATGGTCCAGATGCTTGGGGATATGTTGGAAGTGAAGGAGGAGATGGTAGTGATTGCTTTAAACCCTCACCTCTTCTACCCGGAGAAGAAGAAGACTGTCCAGACAAAACAGCGGTTATGAATAATGTATCTACATTGTCTTCGACTCTTTCAGAAGGGATAGGTGAAATATTCAGCACATATTTCCCAGAATACACAGCGGGTTTGCAAACAGGCGATGGTTTTGAAATAAAGATTTACTGTTGTGAGACAGCAGTAACAGGTATTTATTTCCCTTCCGTTGGTAGTACAGTTACAAGACAAATAGATTTTTAAAGGAGAGTAGATTGGAAAAAAGACTTTCAGTGGCAATAGCCCACTACGACGATTTGGACGGTGCTTATTTTACTATTCAGGATATAAGGAAAGAGCTTACATTTAACGGGAGACAAGATTTATTACAACAAATTGAGTTTGTGATCTGTGAAAATAATCCAGATTCTAATCATGCTAGAGAGTTAAAAAACTTTGCAATTCAAAATTTAGCACCTGAAAAATCTCTTAGTTATACTATACAAAGGGAAAATAAAGGAACGGCTGTAGCAAAGGATTCAGCGATTGCCGCCGCTAATGGTGAATTTATACTAATGTTAGATTCTCATGTTCTATTGTGTCCCACGACCACAGTATTTGAAAAGCTTTTTGAATTTATGGATGAAAACCCAGATACTAATAATCTTTATAATGGCCCATTAGTTTACGATAATTGCAAAAGTGTGTCTACCCACTTTAGAAATACTTGGGGTGGTGGAATGTGGGGAAGTTGGGCTACATCTTGGAAGTGTTCATGCGACGACTTTTATTATGATTTGGAGTTGTCGGACGAGGAACTTATAGTTAGATCTACTAAAGATAGTAAAATAATTAAAGAGTGTCCCGTATGTGGATATAATTTCTCTAATCTTGAAGAAGATAATTATTACAGATCCTTGTCAAATGATGGACATTCATTAGCAGTAAAAACATTTGACGAAGAACCATTTGAAATTTTTGGTCAAGGAACGGGTTGTTTTTTTGTGAGAAAAGAGGCTTGGTTGGGTTATAATCAACACGCTAGGGGTTTTGGTGGTGAAGAGTGCTATATACACGAGAAGTTCAGAAAAGCAGGGCATAAAGCCTACTGTTTACCGTTTTTAGCTTGGATGCACAAATTCCACAGAGTGGGAACTCCCGGATATCCTCTAGAACATTACTATAAAGTAAGAAATTATGTGCTTGAGTATGTGGAATTAGGTCTTGACTTGAGTCCTGTACACGATTATTTTGTAAATCAAAATGATTTTGATGAAATAGTGTATAATTCTTTTATAAGAGAAGCAAAATATCTATATAACAGGGAATAGAAATGCCACTTATAATAGCTGACAGAGTAAAAGAAACTACCACGACTGAGGGTACTGGTACTATTACCCTTAGTGGCGGTACGTTTGGTGGGTTTCAGTCGTTTTCTAGCGGTGTTGGAGAAGGTAACACTACATACTACTGTATACAAAATGAAAGTAAATATGAAATAGGTGTAGGTACTTACTCTTCAAACACCCTAACTAGAGACACTGTAATAACAAGTTCCGATTCCGGCTCTAAAATATCCTTAGTTGGTGCATCAATAGTATTTTGTGTTGTTCCTTCTGAAAAACTTATATTTAAAGACGAAAATGACTTAGTTGTTTTTCCAACACCATTTGCATTTAAAAGATCTGACGACGGCGATTACTGGCAGGCTTTATCTACAGATTTCACAAATAGGGTTGCTTCTTTCTTTATAGAAGAGGGTACAGACCCAACTTGGAAATTAGGTTTAAAAACTTCTTCAACTGAGACAATAGCGCCCTCCTATGGCTACGTATCTGCAAAAGATGGCTTTGTAGAACTAAAAGGTAATGGTTTAGCATATCTCTCTATTGATGACAGTGCTTCAGAAGGATTAAAATTTACTCACAGACTAGAAGAAATATTAAATTTTACGACAAGTACTGGTAATATTTCTGTTGACTCTCTGGTAATTAACTCTGACAATACCACAACTATATCCAATAATTCTGTATCTCAAGATATTCTTTCTGTTAACGCCGGTGTTGGTCAAATCGCAGATTTACAAGTTTGGAATGTTGGATCTACGGAAAAAGCAAGTATAGATAAGGATGGTCATTTTCAAACAGTTGGTGATGTTATATCTCCAAGTGGTAGATTTTCTTCAGTAAGATTTTCTGACTTAACTATTCAAACAACCGCTGGATTGCCTTTCATTAGCGGTCAATTAATAGATCAAAATAAAGCCGACATAGCAACAGTGTCTGGTTTGCTCTACAATGACGCTTCTCTTTCTGGCTATTTTGAGTCTCGCGTAGACTCGGCAGATTCTAGCATCTCAACTAACTCTTCTAGTATCACTGCGAATTCAGGATACTTTGAGTCAAGAGTAGATACAAATGCCGCTGATATTGTTGCTGTTTCTGGTTTAACTGGTGGTGGTGGTGGTGGTGGTATCTCCAATGTGGTTGAAGACGCAACACCTCAGCTGGGTGGCACATTAGATGCTAACGGAAATAGCATTGATATGGGTACTAACACGATTACAGACACTAAGGTTGGTCAGTGGGATACGGCATACGGGTGGGGAGATCACAGTTCTGCTGGATACTTAACTGCGCACCCGACGATTAGTGCTGCTTCAAGCAGTGATAATTCTGGTAGAACTTACATCCAAGACATTACTTTAGATAGCAATGGTCATGTCACTGCATTAACCACAGCCACCGAGACTGTAACAGATACTAACACACAACTTTCCACAGAGGAAGTGCAAGATATAGCTGGTCCCTTAGTTGCAACGGGTGGTACAAAAACTCTTATAACTGTCACCTATGACGATAGCAACGGCAACATGGATTTTGTTGTAGACAACAACCTTGCCAATTACGACAATAGTTCCGCTGGTTTTTTGACCGCTCATCCAAATATTAGCGCTGCATCATCCTCTGACAATAGCGGTAGGACGTACATACAAGATATCACTCTTGATAGTAATGGACATGTTACGGGATTGGTAACAGCAACAGAGACAGTAACAAACACAGATACTCAACTTACCCAAGAGGAGGTTGAGGACTTTGTGGGAGGTATGCTAGATGGTGATGAGACATTTATAACTGTCACTTACGACGATACGGATGGTAATATAGACTTTACCGTTCCCGTCAAAGATGAAGATGACATGACTTCCAATAGCGCTAGTCATTTAGCTACACAGCAATCTATTAAATCTTATGTAGACACAGAGATAACCAATCTTATTGGTGGAGCGCCCGGAGCTTTAGATACACTGAATGAACTTGCAGCAGCGATTAATGACGATGCTAGTTATGCCTCAACTATTACTACTGCATTAGCTGGCAAACAAGCTGTAGACGCAGGCTTGACATCTATAGCTGGATTAACTACCGCTGCTGACAAGATGATTTACACCACAGGCTCTGATACGTATGCTGTTACGGACTTGACAGCAGCAGCTAGGGGTTTATTGGATGATGCGAATGTTTCAGCGATGAGAACTACACTAGGTGTAGACGCTGCCGGTACTGACAACTCCACGAATGTAACATTGGTTACATCAAGTCATGATTATCTTTCAATTTCAACTCAAGCAATAACGCTGGGTCAAATTGACATTGGGGATGACACAAACCTTACTGCTGGAGACGGTTTAACATTAACGGGCGATACTTTAAGTGTAAATGTTGATGACAGCACAATAGAAATAAATAGTGATTCGCTAAGAGTTAAAGCCGATGGCATTGGTGCATCGCATCTTGCAAACACATCCGTAACTGCTGGAAGTTACACAAATGCAGACATCACGGTTGATGCTCAAGGTA